CAAATTTGGCAATCAAGTTTATTGAGAACTATTGCCACCACTCAAAAGGCAGAAACGACCTCTTGAAGTTGGAACTATGGCAAAAGGCTCTTGTGTCCGTGATGTTCGGCATCTTGGATGACAAGGGACAAAGACAGTTTCGTGAGGTTGTCCTGATAGTTGCAAGGAAAAACGGCAAGAGTTTATTTGCCGCTGCCGTTGCAGAGTACATGGCCTTTTTAGACGATGAGTTTGGTGCAGAGATTTATTGCCTCGCACCGAAACTCGAACAGGCAGAGATCATTTACTCTTGTTTTTGGCAGATGTGTCAACAAGAGGATGAGGTCAAACAGAGAATCAGGTCAAGAAAATCGGACTATTACATTGAGGACACAAACACAATCATCAAAAAGATTGCGTTCAATGCCAAAAAGTCTGATGGTTTCAACCCTCATCTCGTAATCTGTGATGAGGTTGCATCTTGGGTTGGAGAGCCGGGCAAAAAACAATATGAGGTAATGAAAAGTGCATTGGGGTCGAGACGGCAACCAATGATACTGTCTTGCACCACATCAGGATATGTCAACGAGGGCATATATGATGAGTTGTTTTTGCGTGGTACGAGGTTTTTACTTGGTGACTCAAAAGAACAGAGGCTTTTGCCCGTGTTCTATACGATTGACGATGTTGACAAGTGGAATGACATCAACGAGCTTGTGAAGTCAAACCCCAATCTGTCAGTATCGGTCTCTGTTGACTATATGCTTGAAGAAATAGCGATTGCAGAGAGTTCTTTGAGCAAGAGGGCAGAGTTCCTGACAAAGTATTGTTGCATCAAGCAAAATTCGAGTCAGGCGTGGTTACCGAGTAAAGCAATCGAAAAGGCAAGCGGCAAACACTTTGATATGTGTGACTTTAGGTCATCTTATTGTGTTGCCGGCATCGACCTCTCACAGACAACGGACTTGACAAGTGCGTGTTTGTTGATTGAGAGGGATGGTGAGTTATATGTCATCAGTCACTTTTGGTTGCCCTCTGAAAAATTGGGCGATGCAACGACAAAAGACGGCATACCATACCAGGAAATGATAGAAAAGGGTTTTTTGACCCTTGCCGGTGATAACTTTGTTGATTATCACTCTGTCTTTGATTGGCTTGTGTCGGCGGTGCAAGAGTATGAGCTTTTGCCGCTCGTTGTCGGTTATGACCGATACTCAAGTCAATACCTGATACAAGACTTAAATGGTTTTGGGTTTAAGACCGATGATGTCTATCAGGGTCACAACCTCACGCCCGTCATCTACGAGTGCGAGGGTCTTATCAAAGACGGCAAAGTGCATATCGGTGACAATGCCTTGCTGAAAATACATTTGTTGGATAGTGCCATTGAGTCTGACTCAAGGACTCAAAAGGTCAGATTGATAAAACTTGCAAAGCGGTCACACATTGACGGCACGGCGGCATTATTAGATGCCCTTTGTGTCCGTCAAAAGTGGTATTCGGAATTTGCAGACAGATTGAGGAATTAGAGGAGAGTTTGCGATGGGTTTATTAGACAGAATCTTGGGCAAGGACTCAAAGACAGTACAGGTCATTAAAGCCGGTGAGACATTCAAGATGGTTTCTGCCTATGAGCCTGTCTTTAGAGATTGGCGTGGCGAGATTTATGAGTCATTGCTTGTCAGATCGGCAATTGATGCAAGGGCAAGACACGCCTCAAAGCTCAAAGTCGAGATACTTGGCACGGCAAAGCCTGATTTGGTTGCCAAACTCAAAAAGAGACCAAACAAGTGGCACACTTGGAGTCAGGAACTATACCGCATTAGCACGATACTTGATTGTTGCAACAACTGCATAATCGTGCCTGTCTATGATGCCGGACTTGACAAGGTCGGCGTGTTTGCGGTCTTGCCGTCACAATGCTCAATCGTCAAGTACAAGGATGAGCTTTGGCTAAAGTACAAATATATGAACAATCGAGACACGGCGGCTTGCAGACTCAATGAGTGTGCATTACTGACCAATCATCAGTTCAAAAATGACTTTTTCGGGTCAACAAATGATGTGCTTGATGAGACTCTTGATTTGCTCGCAATTCAGAAACAGGGCATCAAAGAGGCGGTCAAGTCAACCGCCTCATATAAGTTTATGGCAAAGTTGGCTAACTTTAGCAAACAGTCAGACCTTGAAAAAGAGCGAGAGAACTTTACAGAGTCGGCTTTTGGTGCAGAGGCTAAAAAGTCAGGCGTGTTGTTATTCCCTAACACCTACTCTGACATCAAACAGATTGAGATTAAGCCGTACACACCAGACAAAGATCAGATGGAACTCATCAACCAAAATGTCTATCAGTATTTTGGCGTGAATGAAGATGTGTTGCAGAACAAAGTCACGGGCGATGCATGGGCCGCATTTTTCGAGGGTGCGATTGAGCCTTTTGCATTGCAGTTCTCTGAGACAATGACTTTTGCACTCTTTAGCGAGAGAGAGATTGCATTGGGTGCAGAGGTTATGGCAACCGCAAACCGAGTTGCATATATGTCATTCAAAGACAAATTAGATTATGTCAAGACAATGGGTGACAGAGGATTTTTGATGATTGATGAGGCAAGAGAGGTGTTCAACCTCGCACCCTTGCCTGATGGTCAGGGTCAAAAGGCAATGGCAAGGGGTGAGTATTATGACCCCAATGCAGATGATACAAGAGAGGAGAGTTAAAGATGCCTATTAAGTCAGACAGAGAGTACAGGTCATTAGTGCTTGCACCCAAAGATGATTACATTGTAGAGGGCGATTTTAGCACCTATGATGAGCCGTACCTGTTAGGCTCTTATGATGAGCCAGGTTACAGAGTCGAGGTTTGGGAACAGGTCAAGAGAGGTGCATTTGATGACACCGACATGACAGATGTCATTATGCAATATGACCATCAGGGCAGAGTATTTGCCCGTAAATCAAACGAGACATTGGAGATCGAGCTTGATGACACGCCGCATATGAGGGCGATGTTAGGCGGCACGGAAATCGGCAGACAGTTATATGAGGAAATCAAAGGCGGTTACACAACAAAAATGTCTTTTGGTTTTACTGTCTCATCTGATGAGAGAACAGAGACAGAGGAACATAGAGAAGATGGCACAGTTCTCATCAAGTCATTGAGAACTATCACGGGCATCAAAAAGCTCTATGATGTGTCGGCGGTCAGTCTGCCGGCAAACGACCAGACAAGTATATCCGCTCGTACCTATTCGGATGGAGTATGCGGCCAGGTTCTTGAGGAGTTCAAGAGTGCAAAGGCACACGATGAGGAAATAAAGCAAAAAGAGGCTCGAATGAGACTCGAACTCAAATTCAAGTTAGGGGGTCAGTAATATGACAATCGAAGAAATCAAGACACTCGCCCTTGAAGATGTCGAGGCAAGACTTGCAGACATCAAGGCGATTGTTGAGGACAAAGACTCACAGGCAGACTTTGAGGCACTTGGTGTCGAGGTCGAGCATCTTGAGTCACGCAAGGCAGAACTTGCAGACGAACAGAGAAAACTTGACACAATCGCAGTCATCAATGGTGAGGGCGAGGAGTCAAACATTGAACTACCAAAGGAGACAAGAACAATGGCAACAGTTGAAGAAATCAGAAACTCTAAAGAGTACATCGATGCTTTTGCAAAGTACATCAAGACAGGCAAGGACACAGAGTGCCGCACACTCTTGACAGAGCTTGCAGTTGACGGCGTTTTACCCGTGCCCTCTTTCGTAGAGGATGAGATCAAGACCGCATGGGCAAACGACAAGATTTTAGCCGGTGCTAAAAAGACCTACATCAAGGGCATTTTGAGAGTCGGCTTTGAGCTTTCCGCAACAGGTGCAGTCGTACACACAGAGGGTGACGAAGCACCGAGTGAGGAAGAACTTGTTATCGGTATCGTTTCACTCACACCGGCAAGCATTAAGAAGTGGATTACCATTTCTGATGAGGCACTTGACATGGGCGGTGAGGCTTTCTTGAGATATGTTTACGATGAACTCACATACCAGATTGCAAAGAAACTTGCAGACACAGGTATTGCAGTCATCGAGGCATCACCCGATACGGCAACAAGTACCGCAGTTGGTGTGCCTGTTGTTGAGGTTGACACAATTGCCGCAGATACAATCGCAACGGCTCTTGCATCTCTCTCTGACAGAGCAAGCAACCCTGTTATCATCATGAATAAGAAGTCGTTACCGGCTTTTAAGGCAGTTGCATATAGTGCAGGCTACCCCATCGATGTATTCGAGGGTCTGCCCGTGCTTTTCAACGACACAATCGATGCTTATGCAGATGCAACCGCCGGCGAGACATATGCAATCGTTGGCGACCTCAATGGTCTGCACTACAATTTCCCTAATGGCGATGAGATTGGCATTAAGTATGATGACCTCTCACTCGCAGAGGCAGACCTTGTCAAGATCGTTGGTCGTGTCTATGTCGGCATCGCAGTCGATATGCCCGATGCTTTCGTTAAGATTGCAAAGGTTGCAGAATCTTGAGTTTAAATGGTTAAAGGCTAACCTCTTGGGGTTAGCCGATAACCTCGTTATTACGGGGGTATAAAACAATGATTAAGTCTCAATTATTGGCATCTTGCAGACTCGCTTGCCGTGTCAGTTCAAATGCTCTTGACAATGAGCTTGAGGAGTTGATAGATGCGGCTTTTCTCGATTTGGAGATTAGCGGCGTTGCAGATGTCAACGGGCAACCATACACAGTAACAAGTGCAGATCAGTTGGTAATTACCGCCGTAAAGACATATGTCAAACTCAATTTGGGTGATGTGTTGGAAAACACAGAGGCAGAACGATTGACCAGATCTTACGAGATGCAAAAGGCAACTCTCAAAATGCGTAATTACTCATCATCGGTGATTAGTGAGGAGTCTTGAGATGAAAAGACTAATGCAATTCTCGCTTGTCGGTAATACGGCAATCAAAGACAGTACAGGTCAGGCAATACCCAATGAGTGTCCTGACACAATAGAACTCATTGGAGAGTTAAAGAGTGTTTACCAAAACGAGTTTTACAAGGCAGAGCAAGCCGGCATAAGACCGCAAGGCGTGTTTGTAATCAGTTCTTTTGATTACAAAGGGCAAAACAGTCTGATTATCGGCTCAAAGTCTTATGCCATATACCGCACTTTTGAAGTCGGTACAGACAAGATAGAACTTTATTTTGGTGACAGAGTCGGGGGCAACAATGGATAGTTTGTTAGTGCAAGTGAATACAGTTCTTGCTCAATACACAAGCAATGTCAACGAGACTGTCAATAGCACGATACAGTCAACCGCCAAAGACGGCGTGACAAAGCTCAAGGCAACAAGTCCTAAAGGCTCAAGCGGCAGATATGCAAAGTCTTGGGCGGTTAAGAAGTACAACGGCTCTTATACCATTTACAACAAGCAACCAGGACTCACGCACCTTTTAGAGAATGGTCACGATGTTATCAGGAATGGTCAAAAGGTCGGCGAGGCAAAACCGCACAAACACATCAAGCCTGTTGATGATTGGTTAGGCGATGAAATCATTGCAAGATTGGAGAAAAACCTATGAGCATTGAAACATTATATACGTTGCTTACCAATGCAGAGTTTGATGTGCATTACGGCAAAGCACCCGTTGGCACTCGTTGCCCCTATGTCGTTATGTCTGACATAGAACACCCTAATTTTGCGGCAGATAATGCCACATACACAAAGACAACCTCATTGAGATTAGTTTTAGTCGAGAGTGAGGTGCATAATTGGGAACTCATCAAGACCCTTGAGGGCGTACTTGACAACATACCCTTGCCATATAGCGAGACAGATGTTGTCGAGCCGAGTGAGAGGGTCTGTGAGACCTATTTTGATATTTCATTTTTGGGAGGTACAGAAAATGCCTAATGATGCAAAGGTCTTTTATGGACTTTGTAATGTATATTACGCACTCGCAACAGAGACAACTGTTGACGGCGTAACAACCACAACTTATGACACACCAAAGGCATGGCCAGGTGCAGTCAACATCACACTTGACCCGTCAGGCAACCCCGTAATCTTTAGTGCAGACAATACTGCATACTATACGATTGCAAACAATCAGGGTTATGAGGGCGACTTTGAGTGTGCAATGATACCTGATGATGTCCGTGTTGATACTCTTGGCAACAAGACAGATGACAATGGCATGATTGTTGAGACAGATCATGACGAAATCTCATACTTTGCCCTTATGTTCGAGTTCAATACCGACAAAAACCCTAACAGATATGTTTTCTATAAGGTATCACTCGCACAGAGACCGTCAGTTGCAAGTGAGACAGTCGATGTTTCAAGCGACCTGTCAATCAAGACTGAAAAGGTCAAGTTTAAGGCAATGCCCCAGGCAGATGCAACAGTCATTGATGGCGTTGAGTGTCATCTTGTAAAGGCGTTCACGGGTGCAAATGTTGATGCAACCGCATATGCTAATTTTTATAGTGCGGTCTATGTGCCGACATTCACTGAATCATCCTCTTGATAGGTACAGAGGTTTGTTAAATAAAGGGGTATGACCATTCGAGGTCATGCCCCTTTTTCTTAAAAGAAAAGGGAGAAAAATATGGATATAAACAAAATCACAATCAATGCGGCATTTTATGAAGTTTACGAGAATGTATTTAATGAGGACTTTTTCAGTATTTTGACAAAGCTCTTAAAAAACCCTCGTATTGTTCACTTGAGAAATAAAAAGATTGATGAGTTGACCGATGCAGAAAAGGCAGAACTCATCGAGGTTAGCGGACTTACAAAGAAATACACACCGAGAATCGCATACATTGGCAACTTGCTCTATAAAAAACAGTTTAATGGCAGTTACCAGGACTATTTATCATTTCTGTCATCGCTTGAGACATCGGAACTCTACGAGGACAGTTTTGTCAAAGCAATTTGGGAAAAGGTCATTGCAGATCAGAAACTGCCTAATTCAGTAAAAAACGCATAACGACCGCACAGACAACAAGACCGATGACAACAAGTCTTTTTCAATTACGAGCTTTAGAGCTTGGAATTAGAAAACAGGACTTGCGGTTTTATTCGTGCGGTCAAATTTTCGGACTGTTGACAGAGAGGGCAAATGACAAATACGAATGGCCCAGACTCGCAACACAGGCAGATATAAATGCCTTATTCCCACAATAATGAGGTATAAAAAATGGCTAACACAATAAAAGGCATTACAATTCAGATTGAGGGCAAGACAAGCGGTCTGACAAAGGCATTGCAAGATGTCGAGACACAGATCAAAAAGGATGATGCCGCCTTAAAGAATCTTGAAAAGGCATTAGAACTTGACCCCACAAATGTCGATTTGTTAGCCGCAAAAGAGGCGGTGCTTGCCGACAAGACAGATGCCGTCACATCAAAGATGGAGATTTTGCAACAGGTACAGGCAGATGCATTGTCAGATTTGCCCGAGTCCTCGCAACTGTCTGCATCACAGATGGCAGAATTAGAGGCGGCGATAGCAACAACAGGCTCACAACTTGAGGAATTAGCAAGCGAGTCAGGCGATGCAAGTGCAGACCTTGAAGATGTCGGCGAGTCGGCATCAGAGACGGGCGATGAGGTCGAGGAGTCGGCAGAATCGTTTGAGGGTCTTGGCGAGGCGGCAGAGACCGCCGGTGAGGTTGCATCGGTTGCACTTGACGGACTTGTCACGGCAGTTGCGGCAGTCGGTACGGCGGCAATCGCCGCCGGTGCGGCAATGGCAACTGCATTTGTCGAGGCAAGCACGGCATTGATAACCGCCACAACGGACACGGCGGCACTTGCAGATGAGTTGATGACACTCTCAAGCACATCAGGTCTTACAACGGACACATTGCAAGAGTTGAACTATGCGGCAGAGTTGCTTGATGTTGACACAACGACTGTCACAAGCTCAATGACAAAGTTATTGAGCAACATGAACAATGCGGCAGACGGGTCAGAGAGTGCGGCAGAAAAGTTTACCGATTTAGGCATAACAATCTATGATGCAAGCGGTGAATTGAGGGCGACAGAGGATGTCTTTTGGGATGCCATCGATGCTCTTGGTGAGATCGAGAACGAGACCGAGAGAGATGCCGCCGCAATGGAACTGTTTTCTCGCAGTTACAAAGAACTCAATCCTCTCATAGAGGCGGGGTCAGATGCTTTTGAGGCTCTTGCAGATGAGGCTCATGAGGTCGGTTATGTAATGAGCGGTGACACCCTTGAGGCGTTTGGTGCGTTAGATGACAATATGCAGAGACTCACCAATACGGCCCAGGCGGTTGAAAATTCATTTGGTCAGGTGCTATTGCCCCTATTGACAGACATTAGCGGTGATGCCGTTGACCTGATGGGCAGTTTTTCGGCGGCATTGGCAAGCACAGAGGGCGACATTGACTCAATCGGCTCTGTCATTGAGCAGTTTGCACCACAGGCACTCGCAATGGTCGAGGAATATGTGCCACAGATTTTGTCAGTCGTGCAGTCAGTTCTAAATGCTCTACTGCCGGCGGTTGTCTCAATCGCACCGAAACTCATTAGCACAGTCTCAAGCCTGTTGGTCACTCTTGCAAGCTCGATTGCAAGCGAGGGCGAGACATTTGCAACGGCTTTTTCCGATTTGTTTGAGTCGGTTGTGGTATCGGCATTGGAACTCTTGCCCGTACTCATACCGATTGCGATTGGCTTGATTGAGACATTGGTCAATACATTGCTTGACCCCTCAAATTTGCAGTTGCTCATCAATTCGGCACTCGATTTGATTATGTCTCTTGTCAACACATTGACTGATGAGAGCAATTTGATGCTCATTATCAATGCGGCAAGTACAATCATATTGAGCCTGTTAAACGGCTTGACAAGTGCCTTGCCCGTTTTGATACCGGCGGCACTCAATGCAATATTGACAATCGTTGATACTTTGTTGAGTAGTGGTTGCCTTGCAGACATCATTAGTGCCGCAATGACACTCATCATCACATTGGGTCAGGCTCTAATTGATTATCTGCCTCAACTGATTGCCCGTTTGCCAGAGATAATCGTTGGCATCGTTGAATTTTTGACGGGCGATGCATTGCCGTCAATAATCAATGCCGGTCAGGTCTTGCTCTTATCATTAGTTGCAAATCTGCCTGACATTATTGCCGGCATCATCGGTGCTTTGATTGAGCTTGTTGCACAGATGTGTGAATACATCGTGACCGATGGTGCAGAGGACTTGGCGGCAAATTTCCTTGCCGTATTTGGTCTCTTGTCAGAAGATGCAATCGGATGGGGTGCAGACATCATACAGGGTGTCATTGATGGTATTGCATCGATGGCATCAAGCCTTGTCAACTCTGTATCAGGCGTGGCAAGCACAATCTCTGATTACTTGCACTTTTCCGTGCCGGAAAAAGGCCCGTTGTCAGACTTTGACACATCAGGTGCAGATATGATTGACGGTTTCATTGACTCAATGAACAGTCAAAAGGGTGCATTGCAAAATGCCCTTAATGATACCGCAAGCCTTATTGACAATGACTTGAGCGGTTTTGATGTTGCCACACAGAGCAATGTCACGCAGACTATTGACTACACAGGCGGCTTGTCAAAGATTGAGCAAGTATTGACTGCACAAGTTGCAAATGCAAGTGCATCGGGCGGCGGTCAGATCGTCATACCTTTGTATATCGGCAATGAGCATATTGATACTTTGGTTGTAGATGCAATGGATAGATACAACTATCAGACAGGGGGTCACTAATGCTTGCAAATTATTTGAAATTTAATAATGAGGTATTCCCAAACCCTCTGACACCGACAATGCAGAGTAAAACCATCGAGACTGTCTCACAGAGTGAGTCAGGCGGTGATTTGGTTTGCGTTGTCAGATCAAGTAAAAAGTCTTGGTCATTCAAATTTAACCTCTCGCCCTATCGAAAAGAGATATTGAGGGGCATTTGTGAGGATGAATCAACCACGATGTTTTATATGGGCAACACCTATACAGTCAGAGTGAGAGATTATCAGGAAAAGCTCGTTGAGGGGTCAGAGTGGTTATCAAGCACAGACGGACTCTTTGAGTGTTCTTGTAAAGTAACGGAGTTTTAAAAATGTATAGCATTTCAGATGATTACAGAGTCAAAATGTTTGACCAGGTGCAGACACATAAACTGTCAGGCACTATCAATGGCATTGCCTTTTCGGGTGATGATGTCATTGGGGTATCATACTCAAACAGATGCTCTGATAAAAAGGTTGCAATCGGCTCTGTAAACATCGGAGTGCTAAAACTCACATTCTTGAGAGATATTCTCAACAGGGGTAATTATTACAATAAAGTGATTACCCTTGTTGACAGTCTCTTGACGGGTTATGACTTAAACGATGACCCGATATTTGAAGATGTGCCAATTGGCACATTCTATGTCGGCGATGCAGTATACACAGGCACAGACATGGTCGATGTGACCGCCTATGACTGCCTATCGCTTATGGATATACCGCTCACGATAGGACAGACAAGCGGTTATATATACGACTTTTGCCAGGCGATAGAAACGCAGACGGGTGCAACATTCGCAATGACTCAAGAGGAGTGCGAGGCATTACCCAATGCAAATGTCTTAATCGGCCCTTATATCGACAATGATATGTCAACCTTTAGAGACCTGTTGAGCAAACTTGCACAGATGGTCGGCGGCTTTGCTTATGCCGACAGATCGGGCGGTTGGCGGCTCAAGAGTTTTGACAACACATCGATTTTAAGTATCGGCAAAGCTCGCAGATTTTCGGGTGCAAAATTCTCTGATTATAAATCGAGGTTTGATGCAGTCTCATATCAAGATGTCAAGACAACGGGCGAGACAATCGTTGTCGGTGACTCAACGGGTGTCATCATGGAATTGGGCAACAACCCGTTTTTACAGTATGGCACAAGCAACTTTATATCAGAGAGAGTACAAAATATCTTAAACAAGGTCAGGTTGATAAATTACACACCCTTTGAGGTGTCACTATTACCGGCTTTTGTCGTGCTTGACTTGGGCGATGTAATCTCATTCACAAATGATTACACCCTGTCAACAAGCACGGGTGCGATTATGAACATTGAATGGTCTTATAATAGGTCATTCAAAGTCTCTTGTTACGGCTCAAACCCTAATTTGCGTAATGCAATGTCAAGCACAGACCACGCAATCAAGGGTGCAAGTAGTGCCAATCGAGAGGGCAGAGTTGCGACTTTTACTGCATCTAATATTCAAGAGATTGAGGTTGCAAGCGATAAAGAGAAGATTATCTCTTGTTATTTTTCAACCTCATCAAGTCAACCTGTATTGACTTTGACCGAGATCAAGTTTGACCTTGACTCACCAGGCACAGTCGAGGTTTTCTATGTCCTCGATGATGATGAGATTGTATATTCACCCGTTGAGACCTACGATGAGTCAGGTGTGCATACAATCTCTCTTATGTATCCTGTATCGGTTGAAGAATTGAACTTGAGGCACAAATTCGAGGTCAAAATGCGTACCTCATCGGGTCTGACAATCGACCCTGATTATGCTCATGTATTCATACAGGGTACAGGATATGATATGACAGGCGGCTTTGATGGTTACATCGAGGCAAGCGATGAGTACACATTTATTGACTTTGGTTATCTCGCACCTATTACATATACAGATGCAGCAACGATTGATGCAAGCATACAAAGCGACACATACTCACCGACAGACTCAATGTCTGTCAACGAGTATGACACGCTTGCTTTGCTTGCTCTGACAGACACGGCAACAATGTATATGCAAACAGGTTTCAAGAGAATAACAGAGGGTGGCGACCAAAGAATCACAGAGGATGGTTACCGCCGCATAACAGAGTAAAGGAGATAAGACACAATGCCTGATGATTTTAGAATTAGCGACTTGCCGACAAGTGCAGATTTTAACAACCTTGACCTGATGGAAATATCACAAGTTGATGAGGACAGTCTGTCAGGTTATACATCTGTCAAAAAGACAATGAATCAGATCGGTGACAAGCTCAACAACAGTATTGAGTATTCAATCGACCTCAACACAACTGATAAAAAGATTATTGGTGCGATAAACGAGTTAAATGCCGGTGCGGTTGATGTTACAAATCAAGTTACAATTGCAGAGGACATAACAGGCACTAATACAAGGTTTATCAAAAAAGACAATGTGCTTTATATCTTCTATCAGGGCGAGAGTAAATCTCACGCACAAGGCGATTTGCTTTTTACCTTGCCTGACAGTCTATTGCCTATGGGGCAGATATATTTTCTATTTGCCATAAACAATACTTGTTATGGCAATTGCACACTCGCAACGACAGGAACGGACAAAGGCAAGGTCAAGATTGCACAGATTAGCACAGGCTCGACAACGGGCCGTGTCTATTTCAATGTCTCATTTCCTGTGACTTAAAAGGGGGTCAACTATGGATAGAGTTTTAGCGGTCACTATTGACAAATTCAAAAATATAAAATTCACAAAGGGCAACACGGCGGTCATGGACTTGACCATCAAAAAGAATGGTCAACCCTATGACTACTCAAATGACCTTGTGCAGTTGACCATCAAGACCGACATTTACACAAACGAGGTCTTGATACAGAAAACCTTTGCAAACGGCTCAATCAAGTTTGTGCCTGATGACACCAAAAATCTCGATTATGGGGTTTACAAGTATGATGTTGCACTCACAACCCCTGATGGTGATTTTTGCACAGTAATCACAGAGCGTAATTTTGAGATAACGGGGAGAGTGACTGAAAATGCCTGATTATTTTGATAGTGAACTTAATACAATCGAGCTTGAGGGTGAGATTGCAGTTGGCGGCGGCGAGGGCGGCACAACCAATTACAATGAGTTGAACAACAAACCACAGATAAACGACATCGAGTTGATTGGCAACTTGACCGCCGATGATTTGGGACTTTCGACACCTGATGACATTGCAAATGCAATTCTCGCAATATTGCCGACAGGCACAGAGAGCGGCGGTGCGGCAACCTTTAAGACATCACTTGTCTTGCCGTTGGTCAGTTGCTCTGTTGATGTGTCCGCAACAAAAGTATATCAAAGAGGTGCTAATCTTTGGGATGGCGATTGGGAAGTTGGCACATATAACACCAACACGGGTGCAAAGTCATCATCGACAACGAGAATCAGATCAAAAAACCTGATACCGATTGCCCCTGACTCAACTCTGTATTTTACGCAGATAGGCACGGGTGTCGGTCTGTCATTCCTGTTTTATGACAAAGACGGCACTTTTAAGAGCGGTTTTTACAGAGGTGCAACAACAGGCGGCTTTTCATATAACACGCAGTCTGATTGGCACTATTTGGCAATCTCGCCGGGCGATGCTTATGGCACGACATACAACAACGACATCGCCGTTAGACTTGATAACAGTTATGACTATGTTGCGTATAACTCAAACAGTAATGAGTATGCGGTTGCAGACTTGGCAAACATCAGGACATTTGACGGGGTCAACACTCTTTTTGCAGATAGTGGCAACATCAATGTCACATACAAAAAGAGCATTGATGATGCAATCGCAGAATTGCAAGCACTAATACTTTAAGGGGGTATGACCTATGACAAAGAGAGAGAAAAGAGTAATTGATGCTTTTGTCAACTGCATCAGGCACGGCGAGTTTTCGATTGATTATGCCGATGTCCTCATTAGCGACCAGTCAAAATATGGTTGGTTGTCAGAGGCGGCACTCGAATATTATGAGGCACAGACAGAACAGTTTAGAGAGATTGAGGAATAATACTCAAGACAATACAGATCAAGACAAAGGCGGCATTGACCGCCTTTTTTAATGACAAGAGAGGAGATACAGGATGAGGTTATCTGATAACAAGAACAAGGACAGATACAAGGGCCTTGACATTCCAAAGTTTGAGGGTCGTGTCAAGTTTAGGCTTTGGAATTGTCGCACACATAAGACAGAGGCATACTTTGAGGGCAAAAACATCGTAACAAATGCGGTTGCCGATATTTTCGCAAGAAATCTCAACGGCGGTCTCAATTACACAAGCCTTTTGCCTATTGTCAGGTCATACTTTGGCGGTGTGTTGGTATATCAGAATCTGCACACATTAGATGCAGATAATTATTACCCTGATGATGATGCAACAAACCCTCTTGTCGCTCATGCCGGTGATGTCGCACCAGGTCTCTTGTCAAGTGAAGATTGGGGCAGAGGCTCGCCCGTATCATCAACGGCGACAAGCTCATCATTGACACAGGTATGGGAATGGTCAACAGAACAAGGTGGATTGCACGGCGGCACAATCAATGCTTTGTCATTGACACACAAGGACACGGGCAATGCCGGACTTGGCAATACATCAAGCACCTTTGCCGCATTTGACCCATATGTCAATTTGAGCAATCTTGCAGACATCTCGATTGGCGGCACACCAACCGCAACGGGCAATAATATTTTCGGTCAGTATGATGACCGCAACGGCTTTTTATTCCTCATCGGTGATGACGGAGAATACACAGACGGCAACCACAGATTTGCAACTAACAAGATAACTGTTTACATCGTACCGCTTGCATATAGCAAGGTCGGTCTTTGGGATAGAAACATACCGACATATGACTATGTAACAAAATTCACAGTCACAACCTCTGTGACTTTTTACGGCTTGCCGGCGTGGCACTTTGACTCAACAAACAAAAAGTTGTGGTTATTCTCGAACAAGACCAACACAACAAACGGCTTTAGTCAGAGTGTGTGCAATTATGTTGTAATTGATTGCACCACGCAGACACAGGACACATACGGCACGATAACGAGCAATGACAATGACTTGGGCATCATTGCCTGTGACGGCAACAACAACTCACACGCATACCCACGCACAACAAACATCATCAAAGATGGCGATTATGTATATCTGCCTGTTGGCCCGACACTCACGGCATCTGATGTCAGTAATGGTATTTGCAATTATAAGGGTCTCAAAAAGATTGATATTACCAATCAGACAGACCAGACACTTTATCTCAACAACACAGACCAGGTGAGGTCAAAGCCGTATCAACTCAACGGCGGTCTCATTCTTAATGCAGACAGGGTATTCAATAATGGCGTTGGTTATGACTGCACTAATACCTATTTTACAGACAATAGTGCAAACAATCCGTTAGTCGCTTTTTGGGCAATTCATGACCCATACAATGCAAGCTCGTTGGTATATCCGACAAGAGCATATCAAAGTGCGATTACACAACCTCGCAGACTCTTGGCATCAAAGATGGTCAATACAACACTCTTTAACTTGCCGAGTGCGGTTGTCAAGACCGCAACAACGGCAATGCAGATCGAGTACACAATTAGCGAGGTGTGAGATGGATAATGTCGGCAATGTAATCACGATAATTGTGGCAATCATCGGGAGTGGTGCGGTCTTTGGCTTTTTGCAGTTCATTATTCAGTTTCTTGTCACACGCAACGATATGAAAAATAATTTTGGCAAGAGGCTCGATGACCTCAATGCAAAGGTTGACAGAAATCAAGCAATCTTGGCAAGGACTCACATATTGAGATTTGCCGATGAGATCAGAAATCACGGGTCGAAATATCATAGTGAGGAGTCATACAGACAACAGTTGCTTGACATCGACACCTACGAGAATTTCTGCAAAGAAAACCCCTCTTTTTCTAATGGCTTGACTGTCATTGCATCAGAGTTCATCAAAAAGGAATTTATCAAGTTATTTTCAAGCGGAGATGGTCACAATGAAACATGACATAGTTTATCTTTTGAAAACCGACATCGACTCTGATGAGTTGAAATACTCAATCAGGTCTGTTGTGCAGAATTTCCCATACAGAAAAATAGTATTTGTCGGCGGCAAGCCTGATGACATTGACCCTGACATCTATCTGCCTGATGAACAACCAGGCAACACAAAATGGCAAAAGTCAACACACTCATTAAAACTTGCTTGCAAGTGCGATGACCTGACGGATGATGTTTGGCTTTTCAATGATGACTTTTTTGTCATGGATAAGGTCAAGGGCGATGTCAATTATTTTGGCGGCACTCTTGAAAAGAGAATCAGAGACTTGAGGCGGTGTCATCCGGGCGGCTCATCTTATATCAGGTCACTTGAGTTGATGAGGGCAAATCTTGCAAGGACAGGTTGTGACACACTCGATTTTTGCTTGCATTTGCCTATGCTCGTAAATCGTCAAAAGGTCTTAAAGCTCTTTAAGGACAGACCCGATTGTGTAATGTTCAGGTCGTTTTACGGCAATGTTTATGAGATTGACTGTCAGTATTCAAAAGATTGCAAGGTCTATGACCTTGAATCGATACCTGACACACCATATATCTCGACAACCGATGTGAGTTTTAGGGATGGCAAGATAGGCGAGTTCTTACGTCAATATTTTGACACGCCCTCAAAATATGAAAAACAGGAGAGGAGAAAAGAAGATGAGTAATAAGACGTATGACACAATCAAGGCGGTTGCCCTTTTCGCCACGCCGATTTTGACTCTGTTGAGTTCAGTCGTGACTATATGGGCGGCAATCGTGACACAAAACGCCGTCATACCGGCGGCAATCGTTGCGACATTTGCGGCAATCGATACCTGTTTGGGTGCGGTTGTCCTTGTTGCGAAAAAGATTTATGAGGAGAAAGGGGGCGAGGCATAATGGCAAATGAAGTCAGTTATCGTGATTGCGTAAACCTTGCCCTTGAGCAGATCGGTTATCAGGGAACGAGCAACACATCAAAATACAGTTATGACCTCGACCACGCAGACAACGGCGGCCCATTCTATAATTATGTCAAGAACGGCAGTGCATCGTGGTGCAAAATTTTCTGTGATTGGCTAATTTGGATGAACACGCCTAACAAGTCGGCAGATATGGCAAGAAACATTCTTTGCGAGCCTAATCAGGCAAGCAATGCCGGTGCCGGTTGCACACAGTCCGTCTCATATTTCAAGTCAAGAGGCAGATACTACACAAAGGCAAGCGATGCCACGACAGGCGATTTTGTATTTTTTCAGAAATCAAACGGACAAGTATATCATGTCGGCATCATAGTCGATTGGGACAATAGCGGCTATTATGTTGTCGAGGGCAACACAAACGGCAACAAGGTTGCCAAAAAGTTTTATGCCTATTCAGAGGTCGGCGGCAAGATAAATGGCTTTGGTCGCCCTGATTGGTACAAGTACCAGACAGAGACACCCACAACCTCAACACCGACACCAACACCCTCAACCCCGTCAAGCTCATCAGGCAAGACTTACACAGTCAAGGTCAACACCTGTCTCAATGTCCGGTCAGGCCCCTCAACAAGTTATGTCATACAGGGCAGACTTTACAACGGACAAAAAGTGACTGTCTATGAGATCAGAAACGGATGGGGCAGAATCGGCGAGAGACGATGGGTCTCAATGAATTATCTGAAATAAGACATTTGTCTTTTTTCCCTTTTCCGTTGGCACGACACCTTTTCCTTGTTTTTGGGTGTCGTGCCTTTGGTTAGCAGTTTAAAGGTTTATGCCATAAAAACCTCTTTTTTGAATTGACCCCTTGCATTATGCGAGGGGTCTTTTTTATTGGTCGGTTTTTTCCTGATTTGTCACCCAAATGTCACCCAAAGAAAAATAAAAACCGCTCTATTCCTTGTGGTTGAGCGGTTTGTTTTGGTGGAGATGAGGAGAATCGAACTCCTATATATTTGTTCACGGGTGGACAATATGACCGCCAATAGTGGACTTTTCGGCATTTATGCCGCCTATTGTCCGTCACTTGTAGACAAAGTGTCACCCAATTTGTCACCCAAAGTCAAGTCAATGATTTGTGCCGCCTCTCTTGTCTCGTTGTCATAGATATGACCATAAGTCTCGAAAGTTGTCATTGATACCGAGTGACCGACAATGTCTTTTATCATCTGTTCGGGCATTACATTTTTCATTAGCGAAATGAATGTATGCCTCAATGAGTAGACAGTACCAGGCAAACCACGCTCTTGTTTGAGTTTTGCCCATTGGTTACGCATTGTCGATTGATTACCCATTGAGCCGTCAAAAGAACAAAACACCCATTCGGTGTGCAAGTTTAATATCTCGTTGCGTTCTATCGTGTCTTTAAGAATCTGACTCGCAAGAGTGCAGATCGGTATCATCCTCTTTGCATTTGCGTTTTTGCCCTCTGTAATCTGATTACGGGCAGAGACAGACCTTTTTATGTATAGCCTTGTAAAGTCATCGGAGATGTCCGATGTCTTGATGCCTAATATCTCACCAGGTCTCATGCCCGTGAGGACACCAAAAGCAAACACGGGCCAATAAAAGAGGTCTGACGGCTCAAGCAACCGCCTGACATCATCCTTTTGCAATATTTCCTTTTCCTTTATCCAATGCCCGTGAGGTATATACAGTTTGCCTCTTGGCATCTCGCATTGATAGTCCTCATACCCGAATTTGATAATTGACATTATCACACCACGCAGAGTTTTAATTGTCTTTTCAGATAGTGCTTTATTTTGCCCTTGTGCGTTGTTTAATACGCTTTGCCAATCTTTGAGGGTCATTTTACACATCTTTTTTTGTCCGCATTGTGAGGCAATGTAGAGGCGTATGTGGCGGTCATACAATTCGACTGCCGGTGCATTATCGCCTTTTCTTGCTCTGACATCATCTAAAAACTCTTTGCACACCTGATTGACTGTTTTCTCGCCCGTTGCCTCGCCGTAATACCATTGCTCATAGAGCCTGATACACTCTTTTCGACCTTTAGCACCAGGAATAGAGCAAGAAAATGAATATCTCTTGCCGTCTTTTCGGGTCTGTATTCTCCATCGGTGTCCGTCATAGTGAGGGGTAATCATAAGTCATCACCTTGAGTGTCAAGCAATGCCTGATAATAGGCAACGAGCCTTGCCTTGTTTTCGTCTGTCAGTTTCTCAATTTGAATTACAGGGCGGTCAATGTCGGTCAAGTATGTGATTTTGCCGTTGGCAAGCTCATCTGCACTAATATGCAAAGCCTGACATATCTTGATGATTGTATTGACATTTGTCTTATTCACACCACGCAAAAAGATCGTGGCGACAGTCGATGTCGGCAACCCGATTGATTGTGCAAATTTGTTGACTGACCCTGATTTTTTGATGATGGTCTCTTTTAACTCATCCTCTATTGTCATTTATATCACCTACCTTAATTAAAAACATAACACCTCATTATCGAATTTTCAATAATTACAAACTGATTGCAGTTATCGAAATTTTGAAAAAAGTTATTGACAATTTTCGAAATTTTTATAAGATTTAGATAAGTTTTCGAAAATTCGATAACTAATCTAAAGAGAGGAGACCGAGAATGTATAAGAATATCAAGGCAGAGTTGGCAAGGCGTGATATGTCCCTTGTCGAATTATCGACAA